AATTTATATAGTCCATCATCTCCTTTTCTACAAACAGAAGGGTCTTTCCCTTGTAAATAAACATCATATCCCTCTACTGTATTAGAAGGAAAAAATCCACTTAAACTTGTTTGAGCAACTGGAGTATCAGCATTACTAAATATTGTATCTCCTACTTGTGGAGGGAATCTATTTACTTTATAAGTAGATTCAGTAACACACTCTAAACATTTTTCTCCCTCTGTAGTTGTAACGGGATAAGGGCATTCATCTGTATTATCTCCAGTCATTTTATATCCACAATCATCATTGGTATCTTTCCAAGTATATTCACAAATCTCGCATAAATGTTCTTTTGCATTTGCTAATGTAGAATTAGATAAAGTATAACCATAATGATGAGTTATAAAGTTTAATATATAATAACTATGCGTAGGTGGTGAATCATCTATTGGAGCATTTAAATTGTCTGCTACTATATAATATGGACTTCTTACGTTTATTTTTTTCATATCTTATTTATCTTGCACTTTAAACATTTCTTTTTTATAAGTAAACTCCATAAATTCATCAACCTCTAATTGAAAATCATTAATCAATGTCTCTGGTAATTTTTTAAATGCCCTTTCAAAAGGTTTAGTAAAAAACATACTTGCTCTTAAACCCTTTTCCATTATACTTCTTGCAAATAAAAAGCCTATTGTCTTGTAATTCCCTTTGGCAAATCTTCCTTTTTTGTCTCTTAATCTAATATTTTTTGACTTTGCCCAACTTCCTATTGTTTGAGTAGGTGGCATTTTGTCTCTATAACTAAATGGTGATTTTTTACTTTCAGGATATGTTCTTTTACTTCCCTTTACTCCTTCATCTTGAAACCTTCCATAATCTTCCATTAAAAATTTAAGTGAGAACCAATTTCTTCCTGTTGATTCTTTATACGTTAAGCTTTTAGATAAATTTCCTGAATTATTTTTTTTCGTTAAATTTTCTCTAGCCTCTGCAATAACTTTTTTTGCAAAAACTTCTAATGCTTTTTTTAAATGTTTAGCTTTTTTCATTAATCACAAATTGTCATTTCGTTTTGCATTTCTACATCAAAAGTAGCAGTCCATCCTGCTAACTTATTTTCAAATCTATCCATAAAGGGTTCGCAAGTAACATCATCTACGACTTGATATAAACTAGAAAATAAATCTCCCCTTTGTAGTTTATTAATAATCCTAACTGCTGTTGCTAGTTGTGTATTTAAAACATCTTGCTCATCATCATTACCTCTAAATTTATCTGTCGTTTCTGAATTACTTATATCAACAATACCCATAAATAAAATACTTATATTAAAAGTTAATGTGCTTGTTCCTACGCTACAATTATTAACCATAATATGAGACAAAGGAAATATATTTTGTTTATCTAAATCAATATCATCTATATTACCAAAGGTTACAGTATTTACAAAAGGTTCTGCAATTAAGCTGTCTTTTAGTTGTTGAGTTATTTCGTAAAAACCTTTCATTTCCCTTTAATTAATTTTTTTTCTAATTCTATTTTTTCTTTTTCAAAAGTTAAGTATGTCAAACATTTATGTATTCCTAAAGCCGTAACCGTATCGAATTTGGCAACATCTCCTTTAGAGAGTGCGTAAATTGATTGATAGAAACCCCATTTTCTTCCAAAATTTGCCGTTGAGGAATAGTCATTTCCTGCATCAACTCCTTCTGTAAATAATTCAGGGTAATTTGAAATAACTCCATCCCTAAATTGTAAAAAAAAACCAAGCTTCCAAAAACAACATCTAAAGGTGCTTTCTTCATTATATCAGCATATTTATCACCTTCATAATCTTCTATCTTATACCTATCCCCTGATTCCTCTATAATAGGTCTATATAAAACTGCTAGAGCTTTATGCATTTGTTCCCAATCAGATATTGTAGAATCTAAATCTATATATTCCCCAAAACTCATTTCATCTAAAACAGGAATAAATCCAAATTTTTTATTATCTAAAATAAATGTTTTAACTAAAGGTATATCTTCAGAAAATAATTTATCTAAATCTTCTGCAATATCTTTTACATACGAATACTTTATTTTAGCTACATTTTTTAATTCTAGATTACAAAATATTTCTACTAGCTTATGTAATAAAAAAGCACTATTTTGATTTTCTTTAGTATTAAGCCTTTCATACTTTTGGTATTGTTCTAAGTTTATTTCTTGTAAACTTGTCGGAACTAAAATATCTACTTTCATATATATATACAATAATTAAATTAAAGATTTGTATAAAACAAAAGAGGTAACAAGTCCTGATTGCTACCCCTTTTTGAATAAACCAAATTAACTAATGAAAAATTATTAAGTCATATCTAATTTACAAATTTATTTTGTATTATAAAAATTTCTATAAGCCCAAGTGTATATATCGTGTACTTTTTTTAATAATTCAGGACTATTTTGTACATACTCTATATTACCTCTTTTAAAATAACCGTAGTTCATTGCTTTGAGTGTTAACTTAACTCTTGCTTTATATCCTTTTCTAACTGGCGTTTGTATAACATATACTTCATTATCAAAACACCAATCAATCATATCGGTTATAGTCTTATTTTCTAAAAAACCCATAGAAAACTAAATAAATGTAATGATAAAGCACATAGTGAAATAAATGTTACTAATAATACCATTCCATCTATAATTGCTTCTTTTAAACTTTGTCTATTTTCTTTACTTGCGATTTGTTTTATTAATTTGTATTTCATAATTAAAAATTTAGTTAAACATAAAAAATTAGTTAAACATAATAACAAATATACATATAATTTGTTAATAACAACTAATTTATTTTAATAAATATGATATTCCCCTCTATTTGGGTTTTCTAAAATTGAACTTAAAATATATCTTGCAGCATCTATGGCGTGGTCTCCACTTGTAGGATTTGGCTTTTGTAAAGTGTTGCCTTGTTTATCTTGCATCCATATATAGCCTCCTAGTTCTTTTATTAGGTTCTTGCTTCTTCTTGTTACATATATCTTGTTTTGGTTAATTAGATTAATTCCATAAACTATACTATCCCTGCCTTTAGTAACTGGTAAAACCTTATGTCCGTATGTGTTAAGTTCTGCTATTGATTTAGGTTCTGCACTATCAGCATAAATATAATCATCAATATCATTGTTCTTTAAAAAATTACTAATGTCTCTGTTTAGCATTTGTTTTCTGTAAAGTATTTCATCAAAAACGTAAGCATCATCCCATTTATATAAAGCTATTAAAGATGAACTGTCTATACTATATCCAAAATCCATTCCATAACCAAGCAACCTTGCCTGTGTTGGTACTTGTTCTATCTCTTGCCAATCAGGAATACAAGCACCCTCTAAACTACCTAATTGTCCAAGACCATATACTTTCCACCAATTAGCCCAATAAGTAGATATCTTTGATTTCTCTTTTGCTTTTTCTATTTCATCAACTATTGTTTTAGGAAGTATTTCGTTGTCTTTATAAGTTAAAGTAATAAAGTCTGTGTCTTTTGAACCTATTAATTCTTTATCTACCCAAAAAGTTACACTTGGGTTGTAATCTAACCATATATCACCTGACGTTCTAATTGCTAATTGATTATAAGATTCAAAATTAATATTATTACACTCGTTAATAAATAAATCAGTTCTTCTTGCTCCTCTTAATCTATCAGGTTGGTCTGTAGAAAAAAATTCTATATAACTACCATTTGAAAATTCATACTTTAATGTAGAACGATTATATTTTTCTTCATTAAATCTTTGCATACCTTTTAATATATTTAAAAAGTCTTTTAAAGCACCTCTTCTTAAATGTGGAATAGATTCTGCAACAACACTAATTTCTTTTCCTTTGTTTCTTATAGCGTAGTCTATTAAAAGAACTAATATACATATTGTCTTACCTGCAGAAGTTCCACCCCTAATAATTTTAATACGATTTTTTAAATTTTGTAATTTAGTTAAAGCAATAGTTTTTTTAACTAACATCAATCTATAAATAAAGGAACATCTTCACTACTTAATGAAATGTCTTTTGTTTCTTTTGGTTTACCTGCGTAATAATTATAAAATAACTGCACATATTTAAAGTCTCCATCTCTTACTCCTTTTTCTAATGCTTTAAGTGCAAACGGTTCTAAAGGTGTTAACTTTTCTATTAAGTTAATTTCTTCACTTTTTGATTTTCTACCTGAACCTTCTCTTTTACCTCCTCTTGCCATTCTTTGAAAAAAATTGATTAATCAAACGATTTTATTAATATACAATAACTTTATTATGCTTTTGTTAAGCTAGATTTCTATTTTTTCTTTTTTACAAGCCCTTAATTTTTGTTCTGCTAATCTTAATTTAATAAGTGTTTCAGCAAATCTTTGTCTGTAAT